AGCACTATTTGTAACTAGATCACCGCCGTCCCAGGCCCAACCAACGTATGTGTTGTTATTGCCGTTAATGTCGCCTGCGCTACCTATACTGAAACCATCGCTATTAAACGCAGTGAGAAGCCCATTATCGGTATAAGTGCCGTTTGCTGAATTAGTTCTAAGTGCGTTATGCACACCTCTAATAGTATCAAACAAAGCATGGAAACCAGTACTGTTTCTTTGTTTAGTCCATACAAGGTCTGGAGAAAAGCTGTAACCAGTTATGTTTTGAGTGCTGTTGTTACCAGTCCACAACTTCGTGTCAAAATGCTTACTCGGGTCCTCAATTGTTGGGTCGGGTAAGTTTGCTGTGCAAAGTGCTTTGTATCCACTCGGGGCCGCCGTATTGAACTGCCGTTGGCCAAAGTTTGCTGTAAATGAGTAGCCGTCTGCTGCATTAATATGGCTTACGGCAGGGAAAATAGTTTCGCCGTCTAGCCCTGAGGCAACGCTTCCTGTGCCTGCGGCTGGATTGCCAGAATTAATATAAGTACCATTTACAGAGAAATATAACTTGCCATTGTCCATGTCAATAGCAACACCAATAATGTCACCCAGAGAAATAGACGGCATACTGCTTACGTATGAACCAAAGCCGTTGTTATAAACATGCGTTGAGCCAAACCCAGCACTTTTAGCACTTGTATCCGCATAGCCAACATAATACGTATGGCCATGTGGTTTATTAACAACCCCTACAGCGCCTATATTTCCTGACGTAAATACCCCTTCCCAGTAATATTTTCCGCTAGTGACTCCCATGCTTCCAACGTGCATAGCGTAATTAGCGTATAGACCGCCTGTCCAGCCAGTGCTAGCTGCATGAGATGCCTCAAGATTTCCGTTGGCAAGGGCGATAATATTTGTAGTAATAATAAGCGGGTTCCAGGTGCAGTAGTTCCCGCTAACTTCTCCCCCCACACCAGTGTCGTCTGCTGCGTCGCCGTTGGTTGGAGAGTCGCGTACAACATCTCCACTAGCAGTTGAATTAACAAGAATAGTATTGTCTAATCTAATAGCAAATAATTTGACGTAGTTAGTGCCTACGTCTGAGATGCCAACACTGGTCAGAGTACCGGAAGAACCAACAATTGAGGTAATATCGTACCAAGCAGCTGTTGATGCTGGAGTGTTCCAGGTTGGTGAGGCGTCTGAACCATTGACAAAAAACGAGCCGCCATATTGTAGAGCATAGATCTCAAATTTACTGCTCCAAGTGACAGGTCTTGGTAATGTAAGTGTTGAAGTTGTTGTTGAGTAAGTGAAGGCGCCTGTAGATAAACTACCGTCAAATGCATTAGCCCAACCGCTATACAGAGTACTTGTAAAGCTACCGCTAGAAAATACCTGACCATCTTGCGCAATTAAATTATTTACAGTCCAGTTGTTGCTATTACCACTGCTATCAGTACCTAAGGCACTGTCAGAACTGTTGTCAGAGAAGTCAAGGTGGAAGCCGTTAGTGCCGTAGGAGCCTGAATAGGCCTTAGGTTGCCAAACACCGTTGTCATCATCGGGTTTACCAAAGTCAGATGCTGACGCTGCGATGCCGTCGAGAAAATGTATGTCGGCTAAATAACCATCCCAATTTAATCCGTTATAAGATCCCAGTTGGCCTATTGCTATAAGCCTTCCAGAGTCATTGAATTGAATATCGTGGTTTTGGCTTGGATAAGTATTGTATGTAGAATTAAATTCTGTAATTAAACTACCGTTAACCCAATACTTTACCCTGTTAGACGCTGTTGCTTGCGTGGTATCTATGCTTACTACGAGGTGATACCAAGCTGTCGGATCTCTAAATACAGCTGCAGATTGCAGATTCCAGATCCAAGCATTTGTAGAGTATTCTCCAACTTGCAAGTAGTCACCTGTAAGTGTCACATATAAACCACTCACCGCACTTGCGTTTGTTGAGCTGATAATTGATGCATAACTTTGTGTCAGATTGGATCTCTTAAACCAACAGCTAAATGTAAATGTTCTTGTGGATCCACTAGAGCTTGGAGTCCATGTTAATGAAGGAGTATCATCATCATTAAACCTAAGGCTACGTTTAATCTGATAGTCACCACCTGCCGCCTGGCCGGAAGCGCCAGCAAGTGCACTGGTATTAATTACGCTCATGAGTAAGCAGCGGTAAAGACAGCGTGAATCGAAGTACCAGAGCGGACGATGTAATCGATCCGATCAACAGCATCTCCAGCAGTAGAAAGCGTCGGCGCACCTGCGCTGCCGCCTGCAAATTCCCAACTCGATCCGTAATTCAAGATGCGGCCGCCCGTACTATCTTGAACAACAAAGATTGATCCGCTTTGCCCTGCGGTTAAGTTTGACGGATTGTTTAATGTGCATGTGTTCGTGTTGGCCAGTGTCAATTCAAAGTTATTTGCTGTAGCAAAATCCAGTGTTTTAGTCGTGTCACCTGCCGCAACCGCAATGGCTGAGATAGCGCCACGCTGAGCAGCAGTGAAGTTCTGGGCAACGTCAGTCTTGGCGGTGTCTGCGTCGAACGCTTGAATTGTCGACCCAATGTCAGACGTATTGGCTTTTGCATTTAGCTGAGCCGCTGTTGGGATCCCACTTACTGCAATGTCGCTATCTGTACCAGAGTTATCGAAGGTCAGAGTGTCTGCCTTGATCTTTCCGTAAGCCATGATTAATTACCTTCTGATTGCAAGACTTGAGTTCGACCCAACAGTCACTGTTACACCTGAATCTAGCGCTATTGGACCATTGCACGATGCGTTGATGTTGGCTGCAATCACTTTGTTTTCGGTCAATGTCTGAGGAGTCTCAAGGAACTGCCCGCCGACATTTCCGAACGCAAGAACACCATTTCCATCGGTAATGACAGCCTGACCTGCGGAGCCATCTGTGTCTGGAAGAGTGAATGTTACCGAGGATGTTGCGCTTTGGCTTTTCTTGAAAGCTGTAAATTGGCCACCGCCGCCTGAGTTTTGCTGAAAGGCGAAGGTTTTATCCCCTCTAATCTCAATATCCGCGCTGATAAATTGATTGATATATATAAAGGAGTGGGTGTGCAGGTCCCGCTTAATCAGGACGCCTTCTAAAGTAGTTTCAAGACTGCCGTCGTTGAGGCTATTGAGCTTAAGTTCGACCTTTCCTGAGCTCCCTAGGACAATCTCGTTGCTGTCATTAGTCACCCAAGACAGATTGCCGCTCGACCCACTTGTCTGCAGGATCTGTCCAGCCGTTCCCGCATCGTCTGGCAGTGTCAGCGTGTAGTTAGCAGCTGCACTGTGAGCAGGGCCTTTGAGCTTGACGCCATGGGCATTCGTCTCACAGTTCAGTGTGATGCCTCCAGATCCAGTGCCTGAGTCACCTAGTACCACTGGCGAAAGGCTCTTCAGGTATCGACCATCTGGGTCTTTTGCTGCAAAGCTCCGATACTCCCAACTACTGCCGCTGCTGTTGTATTCGAGCCTCACCAGCAGGTTTGACGCACCTACGAATCCAGAAGGCAAGCCGCTAAGCGGGCTAAAACTTTGAACCCCTGTTGAATCGAGAAGCTCGATCTTGTCACCGTTGGCGGGACTGGCTGAGATCGCCGCGACATTGGCTACTTCTACATAGATATCAGCCGTTGCAGCTAGAGCCTGGTTCGCCGTGGCGATAGCTGATGCGTTATCACCACCAACCGTTGTCCACTGCGAGCCGTCATACAGCATGAAGCGGGAGGTGCTGGTGTCAAACCATTGATCACCAGAGACCGCAGGACTCGGGGCATTTGCCTGCCGGGGGATATTCGCACTGTGCTCAATCCGATCATTGATCGGCATTTCTTGCACAACGCCATTGACTAAAACGAGTGCGAAACGATTCATCAGGTAGTCAGCGCTGGAGTTACAGGGTGGACATCAAGCTTTGTGGCCGAAACTGCCGTGCCTACCTGGACTGAGTACAAGCCTCCGCCGCTTGGAGCGGTAGTCGTAATCGCTCCATCAAGGCCCAGGAAGTATTCAGATCCAATGGTCAACCCCGTGTATCCGCCGCATGGGCCACGCACCACGATCTTTACCGGTTGATCGGCTGCGGATACTGCCTCTTTGACCATGCCCAAAACATTGGCCCGCTCGAAAGTAGCTGCGTTTGTGGCCTTGTAAATCTTGCCGTCCGAGGCCTTCACGTAGACAACATCGCCTTCACTCAGCGCTTCACCTGAGGTTGTTGGGACGACCGACGAATTTCCAGAAGTGCCACTGATCGCTGCTTCAAGATCAATCAATGCCTGAATGATTCCAGCTGTATTGGAGGGATATGTCGTCACGGTGCCTCCAGCAGCGTCAATGCATGCATTAATTGCGGCAATAATGCCTGATGTATTTTCTGCGTACCGACCTCCAAAAAGAGGTTGAACGCGAGGATTAAGAGGCTCAGTTGCCACGGCTTATGTTATTGCCTCCTCGCGTATTCTAAATGGCTTATGGAACTATCTTTGGCGTAGTTGGTGCTGTATCTGGCAGGAACTCAAGGATCGGATAATCCACACCACCTTTTGGCACCGTGTCTTGAAATTGCTGTGTTGTCGCGTTGAAGCACTTTAAGTTCTGAGTACCTCGTTCCATCCACCAATCATTGTTTCTGCACCAGGAAGCAAGTGGTTCAATTCGGTCGTTCCAGAGCATCGGCAAATTGCTCGGCCTAATGTTCTCGCGGACATCACCGCCTGGGAAAAGAGTCAGTCCTGCTGATTCGGCAATTGTCAGCACAAAACGATCGAAGCTCAACCGGCGATTTCTGAAGTATCTCAAATACTCCTCGGGGTCCAAGGCTTTCTCGGCTGAAGCCATGAATTCCAGTACATCCCTTTCGGATGCTGTGGGATAGTCATCAGGCTCAAGCCATGGGACGCCGCATGCCCATCGCTGTGCGTGAATGTGTTTGCACTCGCGACGTTGATCCTTGCGACTAGCGAGAGACCGCCACTGCCGGTAGTAGCCGACGCCTTCGCTCTCCCAGGCACTGATGACACTCCTGTTTGCGTTGGGCAGAGGGAATGTGTCGAGAGTCGCTTTTGACTGAACGGTATCCAGGTTCGCGACTGCTCCTCCCAGGCAATCAGGGCAACAACAGAAGAATGTGAACGATGATGCCAGATACTTCGAGCCATCATCCTTCCATTTCAGAACTGGAACGGTCGGATCATCAGGGTCATATTTCTCTTTCTTCCAGTAGATATTCCCATTACGGTTGACTCGTCGGTGAGGTTTCGACAAGTCAAATGTCATCGTCATGCTCGCCGTGGAGACGGCAATCAGCGTGAAGGCAACTGCGTCAGTGTCTTGCCTGACCAGATCGTCTGGAAAGCTTGGTCCAGAAGCCGAGTCCTCGAATTGGTCGCCGATGCAGACGTTGTAGATACCTAGCTGTTGAGCGTTGTAGATGCCCGTGACGTTGTAGGTGATCGTGTGGTTGCTGGGGTCTGGATCAGATTGGTTGTAAGTCAATGCAGAGGACTGGATTGCCTGGGGGAATAAAAAGCTCCCCCTAACCCTGGTGGCTACATACCAAGCGTTCTCCGGGCTTGTTGCACTAGGGAACAGCGTGACAACCTCTCGGCTTCCTGTCGTCTCGATTTCGTCAGTAGTCGAGGATGGGTTCTGGTTAAGGAACCTGGCCAGGATGTTGAACTGCCTGTCTCCCCAGGTGCGCCCTTTGCCGAAGTAGTACTCCTGGCCAAGCTTCCATCGCTTGTAGTCGGACTCTCGGTTGTACTGCTCAATGACAGTAGGGAACTGAACGGATCCGTACTCACCCGCTCCTGTCCCGGCGCTGGGGTACAAACCCTTGGCCTTTTGCGGTACTGGCTTCTTGACGGACGAGAACTTGAAATTCCGACCAAAGGAGCCCAGACCCTTAGCCATGGTTTTTTCTATGCCGCGATGACGCTGGTCGGCAGTCCCAGAGGTGCGCGAAGAAGACCGTGACTGATGCCATCAACACAGTGCTTGCGATAACCAACATCAACGGAACCTTGAGGCGTAATAACCGGCAGCTCCTCTACCGCTAGAGAGTCCAGCCGATGGAGCTCCACTCGGAGCTGTTTGACGGCGCTGTGCTGTTTGCATGCGTTCGACTACCGGGCCTTTGCGACTCAAGACGCTGTCGGTCAAACCACCTTCTGCTTTTGCCGCTTTTGTGATTGCACTGTCGTCACCCGAGTCTTGGAACCTGGCATCACCTCCACTTAGATCGCCAATTCCGCTTGTAGTCTGCTGGCGACCTCCCGTTGTCGCGCCTGATCGGATCGCTCGCAGTTGCTGTCCGACTGCTTCCTCTCGGTAGCGATTGGCTTCTTGTCTCGCTGCCTCAAACTCAGTTGTTCGCCGGTTGAACTTGTCTTCAAAGTCTGCGGCTGATTGCTGGTATTCCTGGGACTGCTGGAGAGCTCCCTGGTACTGATCGGTCAGCGTGCTGACTTGGCCCTTGTAGTCTTCCAGCCGACTCTCAAAGTCTCGGATTCGGCCCTCATACTCACTGCGCAATTTTGCAGCTTCGTCCTGTGCTGCATTTCTCTGTTGCTTAAGACCTTCAGCCTGTGAAGCGGTATCCCTGATAATTGCATCCCTAGCCCTCCAGCCCATTGGCATTCCAGAGGGGCCAATTGCAGCAGCAATCTGCTTGGGGTTTAGGCCAGCAGCTCGGGCTCTTTGGTATGACTTGAGTCCGAAGCCTCCTTGATCGCCTCGGAACTGGTGGAGTATCGACATTACCTAAAACGACTTGCGTAGTAACTGGATGATTGAGTTGGAGGAGCCTGGCCTCCACCAGATGATGCTGCTCTGCGTGGCTCAGCTCGGGCTATTCGCTCAACGACTGGGCCTTTGCGTGACAGTGCGCCGCTTTCTGCTTGGATATTCTTCTCGATTTGAACAGCCTTGTCGTCGGCTGACCGGTATCCGGTCCCGCCTGAAGCAAGACTTCCTCTTCCAGCTCCACCAGCGTTTGAACCGCCAATAGTTGAACCGCTGCGAAGCCCAGCCAGCTGACGACCTACTGCCTCGTTGCGATAGCGTTCGGCCTCCTGTCTGGCAGCTTGGTATTCAGCAGATTTCGACTGGAATTGATTTTCCCAGTCGGACGCAGCGCGCTGGTACTCGTTGGCCTTACTCGTCCAATCCTGAACCTGCCCTAGGGCAGTTTGGTATTGACCTGCAAGCTGAATTTGTCTTTCCTTGTAATCCTCAATATCGTCTTCAAAACCTTTGATGCGACTTTCATAGCCACCGATTCTCTCTTGGAGCTTATCTCGTTCACCTGCCGCTAGATCGTATTTAGCTTGAATATCTCTTGCCTTCGTATTAGCAACATCAATTGCTCGCTGATTATCAAACGCCTGCCTTGCCTTGTACGCCCTGCCTTCATCTGAGCCCTGGATTTCGTAGGCAATCTCATAGGGATTGCGCCCGCCTTGCATCTGGGCCAAGTAGCCTTTCCGGCCCTCTTCGTCTGGCGCTCGGCCTAGGTAATTCTGATAAAACTCATTAATGAGTTGCTCATAATTCATCAGAAGAAACCTCCCTGAGCAAAGACGTTGACTCGAGTAGCAGAACTAGGCGCTGTCAAAGCTGCACTCACCCCGACGTAGAGGACAGCACCTGAAGGCACATATAGACCGGTATTTTTCTTATCCAGCTCTGAGGCAAAAGTCGTGGTTGTTGCGGCTGGCCCCGCAAGGTTCGGGACAGGAACGCTTAATGCTGGTAGTGAGATATTGGTGCGATCACCAATAGCCGAAGAAGAGATTGTCGCGCTTGCAACGCAGACTGTGTTGGCCGATGTAATCGCGGCTGGCGCCGTTGCAATACTCAGGAAGGCAAGCACCTTAGAGGCAGTTGTACTGGCTTCATTCGCAATGATCGATAAACTGTCAACCACCGCACCGTCGTTACTTAGGCAGTCAACTAGCAGTACACAGCCTCCACCACTTGGAGTGTTTAAATTCGTGGCATCGGTCAAGGCAGCTGCGCCGCCGACTGATGCAAAGGAATGCAGCGGCCTGTCAACCAGCAGCGGCATTTTGTTAGAACTACTGGTTGCCAATTTACAACTCCTGTTTAACTAATCTTACTGAGCTTTCTTGCTATCAGTACGGCGTTTGATGTTGCGGCCAGGGCCTTTACCAAAGCCACTGAAGCTCGTACTCATGCCAGTCGCGGGGCCAGGGCTTTGCATGAAATTAGGGCGGTCTAATTTCGGATCAGTTGGGGCATTGTTGAAGTACTTGCCCTGCTGAGTTGGTCTCGAGGCAACTGGCAAATCTTGTTCAACTATCTGCTCGCCATCACCGTAAGGATTACGGCGGAAGACAACATCACCATCGGGTTGCCCGCTAGGAGCGAAGTGGCTGCTTGCAGGCGTGAAGGACTGAAAATTATTAGGGTTGTTAGGTACACCATTTGGCGTCGCGCTGAAAAAGTTTTTCGTCTCGCGATGACCTGTTGAATCTTCGTACCAGTCGTTCATCCGAGTGGCACGTTTGGGACCCCTACGGTGCTTATAAAAGTCTTCGTTGGAATGTGAGGGCTTAGTCATCGCTGGGCTCCCATTCTTTTCATGTTGTCAGCTTCCATCTTGTTCAATAAAGCCATCAGCATTGACTTACCCTGCAGGCCAGTCTCTGATGCTTTTTGGGACATCGTGTTCTGCATGGCACTGGTTGCCTGGGTGTTTGCCTCACGAGGCTGGCCTGTTGTTCCCAGCGGATTAGGACTCCCTTGTGAAGGGAAGAACTGACCCTGATCCATCGCTTGCTGAATGGCTTCATCGCCAGGGCCTGAGCCTTCGTATGAATTGGCGAACTTCTTGTTGTATTCGCGCATCGCCAACGCTGGGTTAGCTTTCGCCCATTCGGCCATAGGACCTTCGTAACCCATGGCACCGATGATTTCGTCGCTCAGGCCAGCACCGACTTTTTGCTGAGCGCCGTAGTAGTCAGCAAGATTGCCTTCGCCAGACAGCTGGTTCTGCTGAGCCATGGCAAGCATCACCTTGCCAGCATCGGTGTCATAGATGCCAGTGCTTGGAGCGTATTGCTGACGCATCGCATCCAGTGCGGACTGCCGAGAGTTGGCATCGTCCGAGAGCATCGTCGAGGGCTGGACAACCTGTTGCCCGAGATCTGCTGCAAGCCTCTCCCTGGACTCTCTTGCAAGGGAGTCCATTGCTGCCTGGTTGGCTGGATTACTTGAGAGACGGCGAATGGCTTCCATATCGAGGTCAGCGCCCTGGTCGTCGCGACCAGATGCATCAGGGGAGACCCTGCCCGACCTTATGTCGAACTCACGCTTAGCTTTCTCGTAGCTGGGTGATCCGCCTGGGCTCATGCCAGGTGTGTAGTACTGATTGACCACGGGGCTCGCCCTTCTGTCGAACTCACGCTTAGCTTTCTCGTAGCTAGGTGATCCGCCTGGGCTCATGCCAGGTGTGTAGTACTGATTGATCATGGGTTACCTCCAGTTCATTGCGCCTTGGGCCTGCAAAATTCGAGTGCCGACCGCTGTGTCTGCTGGGCCAGGGACGCCCATGATGTATTCAGCTCCAGCTCTGTCGTATGCATAACGACGAACTTCATCGCGGCGATAATTCGCTACATAAAGCGTTTGAGCTAAGAGGTCGGTCTCTCTTAAATAGACCTCCCAATAGTCCTTTGAGGCCTTAAGCGGCTCGGACTGGAAGATCGCTCGATCCGTGTCACCAGTAATTCGCTCAACGCGACTGGGCTGCGGCTGGTCTTCAACCCTGAAGATCTGCGAAACCTTGAAGGCTTTATCGCACCGCTCAACGTGTTCAAGGATTCTCGAAAAGAAATAGCTATCCGGGATCCTTGCCAAAGCTTCTTCCAGCCTGGCGATATCGCCTGCCGGGAGATTTGCTCCTACGTTGTACCCCAAATGGAAGCGACAACGGCTTTTATCGAAGTCGTTGAGCTCCATGATAAATCAGCGACCTGATCTAATTCTATGAGAATCAAGCAATGTAAATTAGGTCTGCAGCGATTACTTCGTCCCAATCCACACGCCCAATCTTCTTGAGCTGATCGAAGCTCTTGAAACGCTCGCCAGGCAGGGAGAGTCGAAGTTCAATAATCTTCTTCGCTGTGGCATATCCGATGCCTTTGACATGCTTGGCAATAGCTTCAGCTGTCGCAGCATTGAGGTTCAGACGAGTGTCAGCCGGAATAATGGTTTCAGGCATTTTGTCTTCGTCAACCTCTACTTCAGCTGACTGAGGCTGAGGGACTGTACCCGTTCTACCTTTGTTTGCCTCATAGCTCTCAAGATCATTCAAGGCAACGTAAGCAACTTGACCGCTTGAATTCTTGACCATTGCCCACTCCTTGTCGTGGTAGCCAATGAATTCAACAAGCTGGCCAGTTTTAGTGTTCTGGTACAGAGCCATATGTACAAAAAAATGAGGGCTATGGTCACCCAATAGCCCTCATCCTAGGGAAACAATCGCCGTATCAGGACTCAGTCAGATAAGGCAGGATTGTGTCATCAGTTGTGGCTACGTCGTCATCCAGGTAGTAGGAGACTTCGCAGATGATGTAGCTGCCGCCAGTGGCCGTGGAGGTCAGGGCAGAGCCAGCGGATGCACCGGTGCTGTCGGTAACGAAGACCTTGAGGGTCTTTGCTCCGCTCACAGCAGTACCAGCAGCGCTAAAACGACCAGTGCCTGGGGCAACGGTGGTTGAAGCGACAGCCAGGCTGGCTGAGTTGGTTCCGAGCGGGCCAGAAGCGGCATCGCCCTTGTCCTTCTCCTTGCGGTTGTCAGTCACGCGCAAGCCGAGGGAGTAAACGGTTGCACCATCGGGCACTACCAGCCCGGTGATGTTTGCCCGAGGCTTGTCGTCATCGCGCTTGTCGGGGCTGGGGATGATCACGTCGAAAGACGTACCGCCAGTTGAGTCGACAAGTGCGTAGCCGATCTTGTGGTAGTACTGCCTACCGGGGACTGCAATAACGCACTGACCCTGGTAGCTACTCAGATTGGTAACAAAGTTACCAGGAAAAATTCTCTTAGACATTGGTTACTTACCTCCCTCAGAATACGAATGAGTAAGCAACGGTAATGAAGTCGCGATTAAGCACTTCAAAACCAGCAAAGAGAGACCAGATCATAATAATGAAGCGACTAAAGTCGTCATTATTGTTAAGCAGGATCTGGGCATTGTTTCCGCCGATGCCTACGCCGACTGCCTGAGGGCCGAAGAACAGCATGGGTGCAGCGGTGTAAACCTGCTGACTGCTGTTAATCGAAACTTCAAGGCTCTTCTCAGCCAGGTTGGTGGACTCAAACCAACGAACTCCCTCAAATAGGAATCCCGTTGGCATTACAGGCTGACCAGCTACGAAACCTGCTTGTCCGTAAGCGGGACCCATGCCATAGAAGAAGTTGGCGTTGGGAGCCTGCTCAGGTTGCAGGGGGTTGACCATACCGTTGCCGGCATATCGCGCGATTTCTCTAAAGGCATCGTTTTGCCTCAAGTGCATCATTGCAGTGGGATCTGCGATGCAACGGTAATAACCATCGGCGAATGTCGGGACATTGCGCTTGCGCATGTCCTTGACCACCTGAAGCAGGTCGGTCTTGACGTCAAACTTCGCAGACTCAGTAGCAGAGTAAGTCAGGAAGGGTGCAGACGCTGCCTTTGCCTTGCTGAGTGGGTAGTAGTAGCCACCCTGAGAATCAGAGGCTTCGCCATTCGCTTCAGCCTTGAACAGCTCGTCAGCGAAGACGCGGTCACGCCAGCGGCGGTAGTCATCCAGCAGGGTCAGAGAACCAATGCTTTGGTGGAAGACATTCAGGTTGCCGGTATCAAGCAGCAAACGCTGAGCGGTCAGCAGAGTTTCGCGCGCAACCTTGAAGGTGCTGGGCGAAGTAGCGTCGGCCGGATCCGCAGGACCCGTGTACTCCTTAAGGTTCACCAGAACCTTATCTTTAACAATAGAGCGGCTAGATGCAGTGCCCAGTGTTTGATCAGCTGTGCGCTCTCGGGAATCCTTATTACCAGGATTGCCCCAGAAGCGGTAGCGATCGAGCTGAACAGTTTGACCGGGTTGCTTAGCGAAATCGTGAACAACCACGGGCTCTACCGCCATCTCGATGATGTAACCGGGATGGGGCCGATAGAGTTCGGCACCTAGCAGCTTGGGAAAATCATTATCAATCCACATGGATCGAGATTCCTCAGCTGAAGGGTTTATACAGCACACAGATTGTGTGCTCCGTCTTAATATAAGAAGAACGCATAGGGAACACTTTTTGGACGCAACGGACGTCAGGGGGCTCCTGGGCTTGCTTTTAGTGGATGGCAGTCTTGTGCCATATCGCAGTCCAGCAGGTGGATACATCCAAATGACACTCACGGCAGGCGTGAAGTCATCTGCTTTTCTGGAGGACAAAGTCAACGAGTTCAGACAATTCTTTCCGACAAAAGCGCAAATCACTCCCTACAAGGGGTCAGCGAGAGAGAACGGTAAGCGGACAACAGTACTTCGGTTCCGAGTGTCAACTAACAAGCTGAGGGCCGTTTATAACCTGCTCTATCCAGCAGGGGAAAGAGCTATCACTCAGCCCACTTTGGATTTACTTGGTGCCAAGGCTGCGGCCTGGTGCTGGGCCGAGGGGGCTCGCATTGATACCAAGAACAGGGAGGCCCAATTAACCAGGGTTGGTAACACTTGGGCGGAAGCTTCAAGACTCCAGAACTGGCTTGCAATGCTGACTGGCGCAAGCGCTGAACTTAAGGAGTACAGACACAAGCCTCGCCTCTATTTCACCGCGCCAGAAGCAGTCAAGATTCAGCAGTCATTGATTGAGTACGCGCCACCGAGTCGTCTTCATTTATTTACAGGAGATATACCTGATGTCAGCGATATTCGTTCAGCGCGCACTGAGCTACTGCTTGGGGGTGGGCAGCATCAGCCTGCTGGGAAGTCGAAGACGCCCCTGGCTGCAGATCGTTCGGCCTGAGACCGAGAAGGTCTATCTCAACTACCAGCTCAAACAGCTGCGCCTCGCGCACTCAGGGCCGTTGGAGTACTTCTGGGATGTGATCCCTACTGATGGCTTCTACGACAAAACTCGTTTGCGCGTCCGTGGTGAAGATCTGCACAGGGCTTATGCACTGATGTATCCAAGAGACAAGAAGATCATCACGCCGCAGGTGATGAGCATTTGCGGTATCGAGGGTCTTACTGCGCTTTGGTCAGATCGAGGGCGAGTGGTTGGTCGCCTGGGCAAGCTGCGAACTCGATTGAGCACAAACGACAATCATGTAATTGCTGACTGGTGCAACTCCAATGGATTTCCATGCACTTTGATTTCTCGCCAAGACAAGTGTTATGGGATTCAGTTCGACCGGGATAGCACTAAACATTTGATCAACAGCATTAGACCGCATATTCATAAGACGATGCGCAAGACCTTTGTCCGTGTCCCAGCGTTGACTTAATCACTCGATAGGATTAAAGAGCCTCGAAGAAGAACTGCGTCAGAGGCGTTCTGACGTCAGGAGCCAGGGTTTTTGCAGTTTCAACTGGCTGGTAACCGATCTTCCTTGCAACTGGCCCTTGTGAGGAAGCGCCTGACTTTTTACAATCACAGCAAAACGGAAGATAAAAATGATTGACGAGAATGGCTGCGTTGATGGTTTTTGCCCCATCAAAAAGCCAGAGCCTGCTAAGCAGCCTGAGGATGGTATCTTTTTTGCTCCGATTGAAGATTCCAAGCCGAAACCTTCTGCAGTAACAGAGGACTCACGACTGCGTCAAAAGTTTTTGGATTTCTGTGATGAGCACCCATCTGATCCAGAATGCAAAATCTACGAAGTATAAAACCATATTCTTTTTCCTTAGACTGGCTTCATAACCAAGCTGCAGCGGAATGGCTGTCTTTAATAAACTGAACGGCTTCGTTGAGCATCTCAGCGAAGGCGTCCACAATCTTGGCAGTAATCAACTCGTTGTTGCGCTTAGCAATACCGCTCCTTCTGCCGAGTCAACACCTCCAACAGGAGCGACCACAACTTGCGTTCTCGCAAACGTCACTCAAATTAGTTACACAGGGCTTAGCTCTAGAAGCGTCACTACATCTACCTCTGCCCAGACTTCAGGAACATATAGGTTGACGCTTGCTGATCTGACGTTGACCTCGAGCGGGACGGTCGGGCCGTTCCGATATATCTATCTCTACAACGACACACCAACCAGTCCCGCTGACCCATTGATCGGTTACTTCGATTACGGATCTGCTCTCACTCTGAACAATGGCGAGAGCTTGACCATCGACTTTGACCAGTCATCAGGCGCACTGACGTTGGCATGACCCACCGCTTGAGGTAAGCATGCAAGCGGATAGTGGATCGTTCTCGCTAGGGACGCCAGCTGCCGGTCTGCTAACGGCTACCCTCCGAGTCAATCGGGGCGCATTCGCGATTGAATTCCCGCGTGCGCTCACAAATTACATACGGATTTATTCCGCCAATACCCAATCGTTCAGCTCGGCTGGGCAGTCGGTTGACTTTTCGCTTGGCTTCTACCAAGACGTTGACTCTCAGGGATACGTCACGAGCTTCGGCGATGGCTTGCTCAAGCGAGATCTAAAGCTTGTAGGACAAACCGAGAGTTTCGCTGTTGGGGCGTCCTCCGTCTCGTTCCCGTTTGGATATCGCTTCGCAGCGCAGAGAGCCGGGTTTAACGAAACCAATGAGGAGAGGACCTACGCAGTCACTGTGGTCAGCACAGGCTCTGGCAATAAATACGTTATTGATGGAGTCCAGCAGGCTGCCCTCGACCTGCCGGAAGGAGGGACCTACTCATTCGATCAGTCAGACAGTAGTAATAACAATCATCCGCTTCGTTTTTCGACCACCAGCAATGGCACTCATGGTGGTGGCTCTGAGTATGTAATCGGCGTCAGCACTAGCGGTGTTCCAGGGAACCCAGGTGCTTTCACCAGAGTCACCGTCGCCGCTGGGGCTCCAGACCTTCATTACTATTGCGTCAACCACTCTGGGATGGGGTCGACGGCCAGCACGTCTACGGCGACTGGTATTAGGACGTATCGAGTCATTGTGGTCAGCACAGGCTCTGGCAATAAATACTTTGTTGATGGAGTCCAGCAAGCCGTTCTCGATCTCTCGGAAGGAGGGACCTATACGTTCGATCAGTCAGACAGCAGTAATAACAATCACCCGCTTCGCTTTTCTACTACGGACAATGGAACGCATGGCGGCGGGTCGGCGTACACAACTGGAGTCACTACTAACGGCATCCCTGGGAGCCCAGGAGCTTTCACCCGAATAAGGGTTGCTGCTGGTGCTCCAGACCTTTATTACTACTGCGTCAATCACTCTGGGATGGGCTCTTCAGCCAGCACTCCAGCGGTTGACGGCAGTGACCTGCGCAAGATCTCGAAGCTGCCAATTGGCAGTAAAGATTACGAGCTTGAATTCAACCTATTCCCGCGTAAAGCGCTGATCGACACCGTCACCACGTCAGCGACTTCCTTCGCGGGAGGGCAGGTTGGCTTCAAAAATGAAGTCATCTCTCCACTTGACACAGGCTTATTCACTCCTGCGAAAGGCAGGGTGGGAGGCAGTGACAAGACCTCTCCCTCCTTCCTCAGGCCAGAGCGGGTCCAGTTCAATTCGGTCAGCAAGTCCAGAGACCTGGGCGCAGTCGACAACTTCCTTGGCGAATTCACTGGAGCCATTGGCGCTTCGAGCGGCACCCAGACTTTGTACTTCAAGATTGAAACTCTTGGTGATGCCGATCTCTTGATTCGCAAAAAAGCGGTCAATCGTTTTACAGATAATCAAATCAGTGTTGGCATACTGGATTCCAATAAAAAGCCGGTCAAGGTCAATGACTTTGGCTTTGCCTATAAAAATGAAATAGTCGGCACGGACTCAAAAGAGTTTCTAGAACCTTTACCCAAAGGAGTTTATTACTTCACTATCAGCGGTAGTTCCTGGCAAAGCATCCCATATCATGTCTCGATACAAGTCATTAGGTATGTCAGCCTTGATGGCTCCGCGATGCTGAGTGCATCGCTATCCGGTCGATTCTCACTCGTAAAGCCACGAGGACAAGCTCTACTCACTGCTCCTCTTTCTGGGGCTCTGCCTCTTCAGGAAGACATCAAAACACCAGCTGGTGCAGCGGTCTTGACTTCTGCTACTCAAGGCACATTCGTGAAAATGGGTGGTGCCGCAATCGGACGATTACTGCCTACCGGAAGACTCAAGCACACGCACAGAATTGTTGGTGCAGCAATAGTTAGCAACGCCAATGTGGCTACCCTGAGTGCAACGCCTTCCTCCGGGTACGGCTACCCCTAGTAACAAGGGCCGTTTATTTTTCACCTAATAAGAGAAGTCCATGGCATTCTCGCAATATTTTGCGACGCAAGTCCTGAGCTGGGTTAAAGGCTCTACTTTTCCTGCTGCGCTCTCGAATGTCTATATCACTCTGCATTCGGCAGATCCTGGAACTGCGGGGACAAATGGTGATGTAACTAGCTCAATCACCAATTCTTCAAACCGCACCCAGATTGCTAGCTCAGCTCTCGGCTCTGTCGGTTCCGCCTCTGGTGGTGGTTTTGAGGTCACCAATAGCAGTGTTGTGCAGTTGACAACCTCTGCAAACAACTCATCTTCCATCACCGTCACTCATTTCGGTGTCTGGGATGCCCAGACCGGGGGCAACTTCCTTGCTTCTGGATCACTGACATCAAGCGTGGATGTCGAAACCGGTGACACAGTCCAGTTCAACATCGGCGCAATGGCCGTGCGTGTTGTCTGATGGCCAAGATCAAGAAAAGCCTCATGGGCGGTTCATACATTGAGCCGGCCAAGAAAAAGACAACCCAGGGCTCAGGGCAGCACAGTCGCCCAAAGCCCGGCAGGAAGAAGTATCGCGGCCAGGGTCGTTAATCGTTTTTTGCAGATCGAAGCATGTTGTCGACTCAATATCGCCTTCGCCTTGAGTTCATTTGTAAGCGCATTGCTTCTGGCGAGGAGGTCAAGCTCGACGACATGATCTGGGCCGGCAAGCTCGCCAAAGCCAATAGAAGCGCCAGTGAGATGCTTCGCAAGGCTCGACGTCATGCCAACAATCCCGAGATGCCGCCAGGCGGGCTCGATGATTTCCTCAATGCGATGGATATCGGCGACCCTGATCCGACCAATCAAATTGGCTTCGGCTCGGACGAGGAGATTGCTGCCTGGTTTCGCCAAGACAGGCCCGACGACTGGCGACAGCGCGATTAGTCCTTACCCCTGTGGAAGGAGACTTCCATCATCAGCATCCTCAGGATCATCCTTAGATCCAAGAGCCTGATCTGCTCGTCCCTCTCTGCGGCGGGGTAGCCAGGCCACTTGGCGATATGAAATTCAACGCTTTCAGCCAACTGCTTGATCTCATCGGAAGTGAGCTCAATCATGAATTTGGCTTCACCTCTTTGGTCGTCCATCTCAGTAGGACCATATGCAGCAAGGTCGTCCATCTGCCCTCGGCGAAAAACGACCTTCGTCTCTGGTATCGATGTGCACGAAACCCTGGTGGCAGCCGTCGCCAAGACCCCCTGTCCAACGCCTGCTAAGCCATTTGTGAAATGTCGAGCAGCTCTCGCCAACTGGATAGATATCCAGAGCCATGCCGCGAATGTGATAAGAGGCAGCCGCTCCCCCTACTTCTCTGTTGACTGCATCAGGCCTGTAACCGCTGGTAACTCCTATGGGGCCGCCCCACGCCTCTCTGATGAGGTCGAACTGTTTAGCTAGGGAGATGATCTCCTCTTCTTCTTTTGATCCGTTGTTAGGCCTTCTGCGTGAGTCCCACTGAAGTACTTCGCCAACGGTCAAATACTTGCTGATTCGTTGATTGAAATTGGACCAATCAATTGGCTCGCCTTCTACTGGTTCGATTTCTTCTCCTTCCGCCTTGACGAGCCAGTGAGGCTGATAGACAGTCCACCGTTCGCCCGAGCCTTTGATCGTTATCCATTGATAGGGGCTTGCCGGGAGAGAGTCGGCTGCAACGACTTCAATTGTCTCCCCAGGTTCAATTCCTTGACGACCTTCGCTCGAAAGGTATCGACTGCTAATCGGTGCTTTCTGCAAGAAGGTAGCGATGCTACAGCTGAAAATCATTTCTCCGTCATCTTCCCTAGACCACACGCGCCCCTCTTCGGCGCGACGAATTTTTAGACCCTCAAGTTCTACACCTTTTGCCTTGGTGTACAGACTGAGTGCTTCGGGCATTCTCCTATACTCCTCGGGATTTTTAGCCCCAGCTCGAAGAACTTCTGAGATCGACTCGAAGCCGTCTCTTCCATAAAAATTAGGGCCAAGGTTCCAAGCAAAGGAAACCAGTGCCGCTCTCCTGCATTTGCCCAGACGCTCCCAGCCAGGGATGTTCATGAGCTTCGGAATATAAATTTCTTCGATCATTGTCTGCAGGTATGCCCTGCACACAGGGCGACTGCATTTATCCCCTATCCGCACAGGGCTCCCGTCCGGGTATTTCGTCATCCCGGCGCAAATAGTGGGCACCCCGACGTTATCTACATAAGCATTAGTCTCTACACCCTCAAACCCCTCAATCAGAGGTATCGCCAGGGCTATTGTTGCCTGGAGGGCTAATTGGTACGTCACCATAAATAGCTGCAAATCGCGGATTGGCTGATACCTCTTCTTCGTTGCCAGCCCAAATGTTCAAGCCATGCTGAATAGCAGCTTGATCACCCATGCCCCTGGCACGCAAAATCTCTATCTGCTCAATCACGTTCTCTACGTGTTGAACATCAGTATTCTGTGCTGATGCTGACAGCTGATCAAATACTTCGTCGCTGCCAGCAAGCCGCACAAATTGATATCAGCTCGGCTTAAATCCTAACGACGAGATCAGCCGAAGAGTCTCTTGACGATTTCCATAGCACCGCCACGTTCTTGCACTGCGAGTGCACCTGCGCCTCCAGAAGGTGATGCCGCTTTGATGCCATTAGCGACGTAATGCATCAATGCTTCACCTTTATGTTCTGCCGAATCCTGACGACGCATCGCCTGACGCCCCTCTTCCATAATGGCGTTTATTTTTTGCGTATCCATTGTCTCGGATAGCATTTCCTGGTTTTGAGCAACCTGCTGAACAGCTTGCTCTTTCTGCATCATTGCAGGGTTGATGTCCTGATTCTGGGGCAGAGATCCGGGATAATTCATAGGAAAAGGCCCCAGTAATCGGGGCCATAAACAGTTGAGTTACGAGCGATTACCAGATGCCAGGGATGATCTGGCCAGTGACTGCATACGCACCGAGTGCTGCGATGACGCCGAGCATTGCGACGCGACCGTTCAGCAGTTCAGCTGCTTTAGTCATGAAGTCAGACATGATCACCCCTCAGAAACCAGGATCTTGCTGCGCAGTGCGTCGGGGCCTGCCTGGGCCAACATCTGCCAAGCGGCGGATGGATTCCGATCGCTCATCGCGGAGAAGGTGGACCAGAAGTCGTCGCCACCCTGTGGTGCTTGCACACCAGGCTGGGGCATGTCGATCTCTGGACGCTGATAGGCGGGAGCCGGTGCCTGGAACCGCTGAGTGCTAGCGGCAACTTCTGCAGCGAGGCGATCTTCGGGAGTCTCCTGGGGGTAAGGACCTTCAGGACCGAAGAAGTCGTTCACGTATGCAGCCAACATGTCAGGGTTGGTCAGCATGACGTGGTACGCAGCGTTGTCCTCTGCTGCAGCCTCGATCACTGCTTTTGCAGAATCGAGGGAAACTCCAAGCTCTTCGAGTTTTTGCATGGTCTCAGCGGTCTGCTGAGCCTGAGCCAACAGAGCATCTTCGACTACACAGGAGTAGCGATTAAGGAGAGCCGGGGCTTCAGCACCGAAGTGCTCAAGAACTTCAAGACTTTCGTTGCTTACGCTGGCGAGATACTCGTCGCTCGCGGGTGCGATCTGCTCGTTGCTGTAGCTGGGCGCCTGTGTCTGTGGGGAGAACGCCTGCGTTGCTTGGGGAATTGAGGTCTGCAGCCCCGAAGTTGAAGGCGCTGCCTGGTACTGCGCCGGAGCCGAACCCTGCCATGCCTGCGGAGGGGCTGCCTGTGGGGTCGGCGTTGAGTAGGCTGCCTGCGGTTGGGAGTTCCGCGTCGCGCTCAAGCTGTCGCTGAGACGCTCGAACGCCTGCTGCCATGGGTTGGCCTGGGGTGCCGCCGGTGCCTGCTGGTAAGGCGTCGGGTCCACCTGCTGCGGCACCGAAGCTGTCTGGTACGAAGCTGGGGCGCTCTGGGCCGGCGCTGATTGGTAAGCCTGACATCGTTGTACTGTCCTGCATAAGTCAGCTCACGCTTAAGGAAATCAAGCGCGCGATAAATGTACGGAGTGAGATCCAGTTTTGGATCCGCGAGCATCGGTAAGTCGGGTGCTTGCGGATGCGGGATCTGACGCATGTTTTCGACGAGCGTCAGGAATGTCCCAATACTTTGCTGGGTGGCTTGGGCCATTCGGAATGGATAGCCACTGAGCATTGCGCTTCTTTCTTCATCAGTTTTATCTGGGAAGAGGTAACGCAGAGCTTCGATCGAATTAACGCCGAGCTCTTGGAGGTTACGAACGACAATACTTGAATTAAGTATATCCTCTGTACCATCCTCGAAGACGGGACCTTTCCATCTCCACTCAACTCTTCTGTCTCCATCGGGTATAAGTCCGACAGTTCCAGGTGGAAGCTGTCGACTTTGCACTGCTTGGCCGATCTCTTGAGAAAGAGTTCCCTCGTACTCTTTCATAATCTGATCAAATTCAGCTGCTGCTGCTCCGTAATCCGCAGAAACTGGGAAGTCTTCCCGCATTGGAGCCATAGGCCTATCCAGGCCAATTGCAGCTGCAAATGATTCTTTGAAGATCTTTTCTTCGTTGTAAATAATCAGTGCAAATAATTTGCACAGGCCATAGGTCAACAATCCTCTGCAACGTCTTGATGCAGTCGTTGCAGCTCTCCCGTACAAGCTCTTGATCTCGTAAGCGGTAGCGCCTGCGGTGATGCCCAGCTCGTCAACGCCGCCAAGTGCCGTGCGGATCTCTTCTCGATACTGCCTCGCGTACAGGTTTTGGTCGCCAGAGACTGCGTCAGGCGTGATGTACGCAGCACGGTCAGTTGCCTCGATATTGGCGATGATTCGCGGCACTTTGAATCCGCCGCTGCCCGAACCTCCTAGCGGTGAACTGACACGAGTCGACGGACGATTCGCCGCATAGAAACCAGCTTGAGAGCTGATCGTGGGGCGCATGCTGTCGCCGTCATCACCGGTTTCGACCAGGTCGTGCTTCGGTCGACTGGACAGCAGAGTCGGGTTGCCGAAAAAGTGAATATTGGTGCGGATGTTTTTGACCAGATCGTCATGGGTCACGATCTGCTCTGCCAGCCAGTTGAACTCGCCGGTTGCGTCCATACCGGTGGAACGCATGTTGTTGAAGCACTCAACAGCAGGGATGAACCCCAGGCTGTTCGTCAGCGTTCTGGTCTTGTTGACTGCGAACGCCATCGTTGGCGCGCTCTGGTCGAACGATGGCTTTTCGCCGGTGATCGTTTCCTTGATCTCGTCCTTGCGCACACGCAGCTTGACGTAACGCAGTGAGCCTTCGCCCTCGCTTGGCCCAACTGGTGCGGCAGAGTTCTGCCTGACAGAGAAAGAGTAGATCAGCTCAATCTCTTCCAGTTCTCCGATTGAGTCATAGAACGCGCGATAGTTATCTGCGCTGAACCACATGATCCGGTATGTATCCCGGACAGGCCTGAAGTAAAAGAGCCCTTTTCCGTCAATCAGAAAATCATCAACGATTCCCTCAAGACGGGTGTCAATTTCGTTCTCCTCAATGACTTGAGTGAGGAATTGTTTTCGGAATCCGAATGTATCCTGCCCTGGATAAAACTCCAATCCCTGGCGCAACATGAACAATTTCATCTGCGACAGATGACTGTTCACGATCATCGTGTCGGTATTTGCACCGCCATCTCGCTTGCGAGCTGCTTCGAGAATTCGACGGAAACGGTCTTGAGTTGACTGGCTCATAATTCTATTTTAGTTCCACTCAATCTGAGGACTTCCACGACGCATAAGGCCTTGTACCACGATATTCAATGAGTCGGCACAGTCATCGTGAGGCGAGTGTCCGAAGTTGACGATCTCATCGACCATGCAACTAAAATCACGGTATTTATTGAAAATAATTTTCTTGTGCTCAAAGAGCCCCATAATTCCTCTCAACCTAGCCAGCTTGTCGCCACGGAAACCCTTTACAGGGCTAATGGAGAGGTTGTAGAGCTGCCATTCATTGAAGAGGATCCGCTTCATGTCGCCCTCAAAGCTTTTCTGATAGGCGACGACTTCTGGCCAAATGACGACCGGTGACATCGACTTGAAGTAATGCCCCTCGTCATTGACCTCAAGCAGGTTCCATTCGACCAGTAACTCGCAAAGCGCCTCGATCTTGTCGATGTTTCCCATCGAGCGCATGCGCCGGTAGTCGATGACATAAACCTTGTCGTCAACCCGCCCAGCCAGGGTGAAAACGGTCCAGTCATTGCGCTCTGTCATTCCAGCTGACAGATCAATGCCCACTCCGACCGTGTCATACACATCTGGCACCTCACCTTTGACAAACAGCTCTGGCGAGATGCCCAACTCTGTTGACCTGACTGGTTGGTTCAGGTACTGGTAGCTGAATGCCACGCGATCATCTGCCTGGAGTTTCAGCAGGTATTTCGCTGACCACATGTCAGGCCAATAAGACTTGGGCCTGCCGTCATCGTCGTAGTGCAGCGCTGACTGAGTAATGCACTTCCAACCCTTCTTCTCGGTGAAGATCGTTGCGAAGAGATCGTCAAAGTGGAAACGGGTGCCCAGTGCGATGGCGCGAGCGCCCTGGAACATGGTTGGCACGATCACGTTCGTCCAGTTCGTCTCCATCTCCCGGCGGATATCCGGGTTGGCAATGCTTGCTGCACTCTTGATGGCGTCATCCACCACGATCAAACTGGATCGCTTCGAGGTGATCGTTCCTTTCAGGCCAGCGCAGGCCACGGTGAATGCGTCCTCGCCTCGGACATCGACTTCAGCAAAGTCCCAGTCAATGCTCCACAGTTCGTCCGAGGTACGCATCTTGGAAAGGCGCACACAGGGAAAAATCTCCTGATACTCCTTGGAGCAGATCAGGTTCTTGATCGCTGCGCTTTTGTTCCGAGCGACGTCGACGTTGTATGAAACATAGAGAATCCGAAGCAGCTTCTTTTCGAGAGCATGCCTACCAATCAGCCAGCCAAGCAGTAATCCCAGCACGGTGGATTTGGCTGAGCCTCGCGGACTGAGCAGGCAAGTGTTCGGTCCTGCAATGTCGAGCAAGTGTTCGTTGCTCTGCCCAGTCAGGAATACTTTGTGCCATTCCCTCATGTGACGGGCTGGCTTCTTGCCCATCAGCTCGCAGAAGTAGCCGAAGTTCTTTCGCGCCTTAATGACGTGATCCGGTAGCTCGACCTCTACCTGTTTTTTAACGATGGCCTTTGCTGCGTTCTTGGCAGACCGCAACTTTGCCTGAGAGATCGAGCTTCCTGCCATATCGCGAATCTATCCAGTTTTAATAGGCGGCCCCCTAGGGCTAAGTCGTTTTTAGTTGTCGGAAAATTTTCGCCTTATTACTTCTCTTCGCAGAGATCAGCCCAGATGGATTCAAACGCCAACTCCAAAGCAGGCATGACTTCTTCTGAGGTTTTGAAGATCATGCGCAAGTCACGCATCACCTTGTCAGCGCCAGACATCACCAGCCCCCTGCGATCAAGGCTTTTGGTCAGCTTGTCGACATCCATGACATGACCACGCAGCTCTTTCGACAGGTGAGCAATACGAGTCGCCGCTGCATCAGCTTTGATCAGATCTGCCTGGACTTGCTGCCGTAGATAGTCGATATCTCCTTCGAGCTTGACGATCTCAGCGAGCATGATTTCTCGCCGATTCAATTTCGGGAAGGTGCTCTGAATCCATTTCTCCAGCGCCGGGAATGTGCCCTGGTAGCCGAGGACGCAGGCATAAAGCCAGACCTCGTAGACCGAGTAGGTGTTTTCGGCGTAGGCCAAAAAGCCCTCGCGATGAGCGTTGTCGAGCGCAGCCAGGAAATCCTGAATCTGGCCCTCAGCGGGTTTTGCCATTAGCCGAAGAAGCGAGCGCCGAGCGAGCGGATTGCTCCACGGGCGTCAGCTCGCATGCCACGCTCTTCTTGGTAACGCTTGCCAATGTTGAGCCTTTCTTGCTGGCCAGCCGTGACGATTCCCTTGCGATCCTCGGAGCCCTTCGTCCTCAGGCTCATGCGGGTTTGATCGCCCTGTGCACCAATGTTGAGGCGATCCTGAGCACCCTGTGCGCCAATATTCTCGCGCTGCTGTGCACCAGTTTCTCTAATGCCAAGGATCTGCTGCTGTCCCTGAGCATTGATGAGGTCTTTCGCGATCCGGCCCTCGACGCCCATGAGCTGGGCCTGGTTGGCTGTTCTGGTTCCTTCCAGCTGCGTCTGGAGGTCCCCCAGATGGCTGGCCATTGCCTGGTTGTACAACAGCTCCGAACCCATGTTCGCACGGGTCGTGTAGTTGTCGATCATCGACCCCGCGACGAGTCCACCAATCGCTTCGTTGTCTTTCCACTTGTTAGCGGCCTGACTAAGACCGCTCATCCCTGAGGTGTACAGATCACCCGCAAGGGTGGCCGGTGTCCATGCTGCGCTACTCATAGTTCTAAGTGAAGAGAATTGCTGCTCCGAGCGCAAGGCTCTTGGCTAGGTCCATGACCTGGCCTCTGCCATATAGATCCAGCCCTTTACCCTGAAGGGACCGCGCTGCTGCATCATCTTTGGCGCGATTGTCAATCAGCTTGTTGAAATTACCGCTGTCTTGCATTCGCCTGGCTACCGATTCCTTCAGGAAAGGGTCTGACAGTCTCAGTGAATTGGCGACGTATTCACTTTCAGCTCGTGAGCGAGCGTCACTGCGAACGTCTTGCCTTTGGCTAAAATCTTCTACTCCAGTCCGCTGGAGGCTTGTGTTTAACTGCTCGATCAGAGGGAGTGTCTTTTCGGCGCCCTCGATCTCAATGTCCTGATTTATTCTCCGCTCCTCAGGCGTGGTCTGAGACCTTGATTTGGCATCGTCAGCCATTTTCTGGATCTGTGCCATCGACTGATTGAAGCGCTCTTTCTGCTCCTTTTCGTCTTTGCCAGCCAGGACGTAATTACTAAAAAACTCAGAAAAATCGTTCATTTTTTCTCCCCTAAGAACTGCTTGTAAATGTCCTGGAAAAATGTGTTCAGCGCTGTCGCACTTGCAGTGTTTGGAGCGACTGTGGCTGACTCAAGTTTAGCTGGTTGCTGCACCTGAACCTGGTTCGCTGGCAGGCTTACTTGCCCTGAGCTGCTTGGCCCTCTACCGGCGTTAAGGCTCTTGTGGGCTTCCTTATACATGAGATCAGGAACCAGCAACGATTGACTGTCCTGCCTGGATTTATTGGCAATCTGGAAGTTCTGGTTAGCAATCAACTCGTCCCGAGGATCTCGGCCCTTGGAACCAAGGTCAGGGAGCTTCATTCCGCCGCCAGCCAGCAGGCTCAGCAGTGCTGCCGTCTTGTTTGTCTTCTTGTTTGCCTCCCTGTTTTTATCGTCGCGCTCTGTGTAATAGTCCAGAAGCATTTGATCGCGAGTTGTAGCACCCATCTCATTCAAAGCCTGCTTGGCCATTGATGATTTCATCGCAAAATCTGCCATTAAAGCTTGCTGCATTGCGTTTGTTGCAGCAGTGCTTTTGACATTGCGGAAATCCACATTGTCCATGAAGTCCATGGTTCCGCTGTTGTCTGGCCTTATGGCAGATCGGTAAATATTGAATGCCATCAGTACAGAGTCTGTTGATTCATCAGAAGCTGGTTGGCGAAGTTCTGCTGGCCAAGTAGTGTTGCAGCATCCAGAGTGTTGCCGAAGTTGTAATCGCGCTGATTAATCATGTTCTGGCGCGCCATGTTAATGGCACGGGCATCAGCCATCTCTGCAAACTTCTCCTGCAACGGAAGCACCTGACTCAACCGTTCCATCGCTAATTGTGTTTTCAATCTCTCGTTTTTGGCGTAATCCTTTCTTTGCTTATCCCCTTCAGTGCCAGTAATCGCGTTATAAATATTTTCACCGATGTTTGCGCCTGCCTGTCCAGCGCCTTTCTGCACGCCCAGCATGGATGCGACTAGAGGAAAGGCGACTGTGCCAACACCGGGAGCGACAATATTGCCAAGGACTGCCAAGCCGCCAGTAGTCGCAAGGTCAGCGAGGAAGCGCCCGGTCGCTTGCGAAGTGTCGGTGCCTAATCCTTCTCCATCGAATTCACCCGCCGCGCCCAATGCAGATGCCAGCAGAGCCGTGCCCGCTAGAGGCACCTTGTTTCTGCCAGCAAAGGCAGCTGCCCTATTCAGAAAACCTGGACTTCCTGCCTTGCCTGACCCAAAGGCTTTACCCATCTGCTTTCGGTCGTAGCCACCTATCGAGGCCATTAATGATTCGAGCATGCCCGGATCATCGGCAGCGGCCTTCCTGGTGAAGGTATTGCTAGGGAGGGGTCCGCGAACGCGCCTAGGAACGCTTTGCATGTTTTTCCTGACTACAACAAAACCTTTGAATTTATTCTAAGAGTTCAAATATTCAAAAACCTAAGCCACTAATAATTCCGCCAACAGCTGGCCCAACGCCCGGAATAAAGGACGCAGCGGTTCCCAGGACTTTGCTGAATATGCCGCCGCTGCCCGACTTTTTGGGTTGACTCCTCTTTGCCATTTTCTCGTACATCTCTGCTCTTTCTTTTGCGGCTTTGCGCCCAGCGATTGCTCCTAGTGCGCCTGTAGCAGCTCCAATTTCGGCGGCTTGCTGCGCTCCCATTGACCCAAGAATGGAGTCTCTGGCGCTTGTGCTCATCGAAAAGTCATCGCTGCCAAAATCCATTGGCTTTCCAATAGTGGCTCTATAGTTTCGAGCCGCGCCAAACATATCCTCAGTTGGCGACGTAAAAGAACTCTCCTGGAAAAAGGTTCCTCCGTTACGCTCTTTTTTATCAAGGCCGCTAGAGGCGTAGAAGTAATCAAGCGGATCCATTCTGAATGGCATTTATCTAATTAAAGAATGTGAATGAGCCTGGTTCAAAGAAGCCGGTGTAGTTGCTCGTATCAAGTCCCTTAGGTGCTTTGGCAAAATCGCCGTAACCGTCACTCCCACTTCCGCCTCCGCTCCTTAAGATGCTTCTTCCGATGCCGCCCAAGAGGTCAAGACCTAGGCCCAAGAAATCTGGTCCTGATTTCTCTTGACCACCCTGGCGAGCCTTCAGCCCTGCCTCTTCCATCTCTATATTTGCTCGCGCATTTTCGAGATAAGTTCTGCCCCGTAAATAGGCTTCGCCCAGCCTTGAATCACCTCCGTAATTAGCAGCCGAAAGCCCACCAAGCAGGTTTTGTCCTTGTGTCGTTCCGAATGACATTTCTTACGGCTCTTCTTCAGTTGCTGGAGCGCGCCCCTTTAGAGCCCGTCTTAGCGATTCTAAAACGTATCCAGACAGCGCAGCTCCACCTGTATAAGCGCTGGTGTTGGCAATGATTGATTTGGCAACAGTGTTTTCATTGTTATCAATCATGTCCCGCAAAAGCTTTTTCTCCTTTGCCAGTTCTGCATCTGAGATGACTGAGTCGGGGTTATTCCTGCGGTCTTCTTCCATTGCCTTGATCGTTTGGCCCTGAATGAATTCATCCTTGTAGCTGCCAGAGCCTTGCTCTTTGTTTAATCTTTTCGACGCGACCTTGGTCATGCCACGCTTCACTCCACGTCGAGCGCCAACAACGGCTGCGGCCATCGGCAGGAGACCGGTCGCCAAGGGGATGCTCTTACCCATGAATGTGACCTCTGGTCCTTGAGGCCCCTCGATCGTTGCCTTCAGTGGTGACATGCCGGAGAACAGGTAATTCTTGTAGGCGTTGTACTCCTGTCGGCTCACATCAGGCCGTTCCTTTCGGAACTCGTCGTAAGGGAGCAATGCTCCAGATCGTCCCAGGAAGTACCGGCTTGCCAGCTCCCCTACTGGATTCGAGGTTTGCGTTGGATCGTCTTCGCTTGGCAGCACTGCTTTATATCCAGGCTGTCGCATGAAGTTTCCGACGCCCATCGATGCTGCAATCCAGGCAGGTGCCGCTGCTGCCATGCGCAGGTTTCTATTCCTGATGACCGGCGCCTGCCCCCTGAATTTGGCCTGGCCCAGTCCCACTGGTGCTTCTTCCTGCTGCCTTTTCGTTGCCTGGTTGATCCCCTGGAACATTGCCACCTGGGCAATGGCTTGAGGCGCGTTCAGGAACCACCAGATATTGCGCATGCCGTCGCTGGCTAAATCCGCTGCGACAACACCTGCTGCTTGAGCCGCTTTTGCTCGGTAATTACCTGCGCCTGCTGGGGCTTCAAAGCCATCAGGTCCTAGTGGAATTTTGCCGACTTCAACCGATCTCTCTCGCAGCTCTGGGTTTTTAGCACGCTCCGCAGAAAACTCAGCCAACGCCTCGGCTGGATAGCCGCCTAAGCCAATACCCTCGACTTTTTTCCTGTACCTCTCGGGCACGAGATCGGCAATGAGCTTGCCTAGCTTGGTATCCCCGGCCTTCTCCGGGAGAATTTGCCTGGTTACAGCAGCAATCGGCGATGCCGCGAACATCTGTGCAACTGGAGGCCTATCAGCTTGATAATTATATTTTTGCTGCTGAAAGTCTTCGTAGCTCTTGCCAGATGCTTTGAAGGCTTGCGTAAATATTTTTCCTAGTTCTTCGAGAGTCGGATTGTCGGGTAATTGAGCCATTAGAGAAGCTTTCCTCCCGTAGCACCTGCGCTAAGCAGTAATGCAATCAACTCTTGTTGAGCCTGGTCTTCAGACATCTGCTGCATGGCCTGGGCTTGAGCCGCTTCTTGTTCCTGGGCTTTTTTGTACTGATCCTCAGTGATTCGATTCAAAGCGCCCTCGAACACTGGGCGGGGCGCAAACATGTTTACTGGTGCGCCGACCATCACGTCGCCCAAGGTTGCAGCCATCGCTTTACCCTCTGGCCCAAGCGGTTTCTTA